TTCTGAAGTCCAATATAGCGGTCTCGGTAGTTGATTCAACTAGTGGTGTATTATTAGAAAGGCAATCTGCTTCTTCTGGCGAGAGGAATGCAACACAGTCTTTTCTATCATCACACAAGTCTACTAGAGCACCGGCGAGGGTGTTGTCTGCGGGTCCACCTAGAATCAGACTAACATCAACTGTCTCTGAATCATAGAACAGACCGTAGTCAACTGTACCACCCTTGGTGCAGGATATCGTACCACTTGTAGAACCAGAACCACCGGCTAAACTTATTTCATAACCGGCTGTATTGGATGCGAATATGACATCGAAAGTACCACCGGCTGTGGTAAGGACCGTACCCCAGTTTTGAGAACCACCAGAGACACCCACACCTTTTTCCTGCGATGAACCTGCTTCATATGGGTGTGCCAATGAGTTTACATATTTTGATGTCTCGTTGATAACATCCACATAATAGTTGGATGTATTATCTGAATTCCTAGCATTTGTTGCCTTAGAAAGACCGTTGAATGCCTCTAGAACCGTTCCCTTAGTACCAGTGAAATCGCCGTCTTCGTCGATGATTGCAACATTAACACCATCGAAAACAGTATCACTTCCAGTTAGGTTATTAGCCCAACCAGTGGTGAATGGCATGTTGGTTTGGAAATTGTCTACATATGTCCAGTTTTTATAAGCACCTGCTGATACCGCAGTGTGGGCAGCACCTGCTGAAATACCGGTAGTATAACCACCGTCCCACATTGCGACCTTCAATGAGTTGCCTCTGGCACCAGGATATTTACCTATAAAATGCTGACCACCAGAACTACCAGTGGTTTGTGCGGCATCTGATACACTGCCTGAACCTTTGACGAGAGTTACCGCACCAGGACCAGATGGACCAGATGCGTTAGCGGCCTTTCCAGCTGCCTGGTCTATGGTTCGAACCAATTTAAGGTTGTTACCATAACCAAGGAAGTTAGCAGCGGTGAACCATTCTTTAAAGTTGTCGTCTGCAGGAGGACCAAATAGTTGGACTAGCTCATTTTCGCTGTCCACGGTAATGATTTCGTTTGCTGGTCCCCAATGGAAGTGACCGCAGAAACCGGCAATAGTTGAAGATACTGCAGGAATCAGACTTGTTAGGTCTTCTTCTTTGACGACCACGCCGGGGCTTACTTGAAATGCCATACTTACTTCTCCTTAGAGTCTTTTAATGTACAAAAATAGGATGTGTACTTCTTAGGTATTTTTTACTAGAATATTTATAAATTGGTGGACTTTACCAATCAGACCAACCACCATATTCACTATCACCCTTAAACCATACATTACCATCTGAATCAACCTCATAACCCGCATCTTGCTCCGAGTCCTCATTGGAAAAACCAAAAGGAGTCAGATCTTGCTCCATATCATCGATTCTTTTTTGATATATCTCTCTTCTAATATCTATGTCTGATATCTCTTTAAAATACTGTTGACTGGTCATCCATCCGAGTATGACTAATGTCATTACCAAGTCATCGTGATGTCCGGTATCGGCTGAATAAGAGGTCTTCTTGGATATAAAGGTAGATATCTCCTCTATAATGTCGATGTCCCTGACTATGAGCTTATCTTCTTCTATCAAAGACTTGAAATTAGCACAACCAACCCTCTTCACCGAAGTGGAAGTCTTCACACCGGGTTTGGAGTTAGCCTTGAAACCACTGCTTAGTTCTTGACCCCTATGACCCCTAGAAGCAGTTCTTAATACGTTCTCATATCCAATGTCCGAGGCTAGGATATCTGCTATCTGACCACCTATATCGTTTACCTCTACCAAACAATATGCTTCATTATACTCTGTACATATCCTGTTAATCAAGTCTGGGAGGACCATCGGTGGAATGCTATTGTTCTTGAAAGAGGCTACAACTTTATAGGGCATCTCTGTGACATCTACTAACGTGAAAGCATGGTTGTCCAATCCCTGACCTCTAGATACGTCCACGCACATATTATAGATGTGGTCTTTGACGGGTCTCTCAAAAATCTTAAGACCGTCTTCTGATCGGTGTATTGGGTCTTCAAATACTAAGTTCTTCAGTTTAGAAGTGGATATTAGGGTATTCGAGGAACCCACAAAGTCACATTCAAACTCTACCTTAAACTGCTCTTCGCTGGTATTGGCAATAGTTTGCTTTTTCCATGCTTCATCTCTACCTGGCACCTGGTCCCACTCTACCTCGATGGGTATATACTCATTTCTCCCATTCTGTGCATTGACCCACAGTTTGTAAAACATATTCAGACCTTTTGGTGTAGACACTATCAGAACTTTGGTGTCTTTACCAGAAGAGATGGTGGGGTAGACAGAACTGAAAAATTCTTCTGCTACTCCATGCGGTACGTATGCGAATTCGTCTAAGAATATCATATTGAAAGAACCACCACGAACAGCTGAGGAAGAGGTTGCTGATGCGATTATCTTAGAACCGTTCTCTAGGACGATAGAACCTTTGTTCCATTCTTCTACTCCTTGTTGCAACCACTTAGGCAAATGCTCATATGCTATCTTGAGCCTGTGTAAGAGTTCGATAGCAGTAGCCTGCTTATTTGCTAATATTGCTACCCTCACATCTGAGTTGAACAAGACATAGTGAAGAAGATAAGATATAATCGTGGTGCTTTTACCGGTCTGCCTAGGGAATTTACATATAATGAATCTGTTGTCATGTACTTTTTCAAGCATGTCTTCTTGGAAGTCCCATGGTTGAAAATTGACCAAACCTTCGTCTAGGGTGACAATTTTGACGTGGTTCTTGACAAAATATAGAGGGTCCCCAGAGCATTTAACATACTCTTCTACCTGCTCTTTAGTAAATTCTTGTTCTACCCCAATACCCTTAAGGTTTTGGTTGCCTAGATAAGAATCATTCTCTCTCATCGCCATTAATATCACCCTCAATCACATTGAAATCGGCATCTATTGTCTCAGCCTGATTTCTAGAATCTTTAACCAGCTTTTGTAGGTCTTTGGTAGAACCCACATATATAGCATTATTGGTGATTCTACCGGCAGACTGCTTGGTAGAGTCATCTTTCTCTAAATCTTTCACTTTCTTATGCAGGTCCATAAGGTCTTTATTGGCATCTGCGACCGTCTTTATTAACTGTGATACCACCTCATAGGCGCGAGGACTTTCACCCTCGGATGCTACATTTAGGATGCCGTCTATCGCTCCTTGACCAGTCTTGATTATATCTTTTAGGTTGCCCCTGACCAGGTCATAGTCGCTACCCATGTCCGCTTCTCTCTCGGACACTTCTTCTATTTCTACATCATCTGATTCTTTAGACACAATTTCCACATTTTCAGTTGTCAAATCGATATCCAAAGCATCAGCGATTTTCTCGTCAATGCTCTTCTTCTTACCCATTATAAGTTAGTCCCATCTAGGCTAATGCCATCTTCTCCAGTCATTCCATAAACTCTTACATCTGTAGTATACGCGGTGAAGTTATCCACACCGGATGAGGAACCAGAAGGACCGGTGACACCCACCAATACCTTGGACATTGCTGCATTAGTACCTGAAAGACCCAAAGAAGTACCGTCGTGGTAGAATGAGTCTGGTTGAAGAAGTGTAGCAGTAACGTTCTGAATTGTAGAGCTGGTCTTGATTGGTCCAAATACATGAGTCTTAGCAGTGAAGTTCATGTCGAAAGTTATTAACCTTCTAGTATCAAAATCACCTTCATAATCTTCATTAACATTTACAGAATTTAAAACTATGGGTACATCTACTTTTTGGTTGATGTCATTGAAGTTGATAGTAACTGTAAACTCTGGTGTGAAGTAGGGAAGTATCTGTTCCATAATGCTGAGACCATCCTCCATGAATTTAACCATGGCAGATACACTGAACTCAATATCATAGGGAACCTCTACGTAGTTCCTCATTATCTTCTCGTTCTGGGTTCCTTTTAGAAACCTTTTCTGTATTGTGTTCTTCTTCCTATCTGGGTCATAGGTAAGAGATGTCATTTCAAAGCTCAATCTGGGCAGTGTTATTGAAGTCTCGTTTGAATCTTCGTCTAGAGGATTCTGCTCTCTTAGCCTTCTCACCCATTTATCTTTTGGTCCATACCCTAGAGGAACCCTAACATGGGCTGCAGTTGTACCATCGGAGTTCAGTCTAGTTGCATAGACATTGTTGAACATGGAACCGAAGGCTACAGTCATCTTTCTAATAGTCTGATTATAAAAGACTTCAAACATTAATAGTTACCCTCCGAGAATGGGTCTTTATCAGTGAAGTCGAATACATCGTCAGCCTCTACCTGAATGTCCCTGTTGTCAGTGAAGTTGGTAGGTGGTACAATTATCGTTGTATTGGGTGCACCAGTGGAACCAACTACTGCGAAGGCACTTGAATCGCTTCCAGTGATTCCCGTAGTCCCTATAGCACCTGATTGTCCGGCTATCTGCATTACTGAACCATCCCATTTAACGATGGTTGCAGTGTTAACAGATGTAGCATACGATGGTCCATCAAACACAAAC